TCTAACAGGATGTTGTATGTGAAAAAAGTTCTTTGCAAAGTGAAGGTATCCCAATTCTGGGTCCATGCACAGAGCCATGTCCATGACTTCTTGTTCAGTGAACTTTTCTTTTGTATGCGCCTTTTTGGTCAGTACGCCATCTAATGATTTTGCCATACTGTTATTTACACAAAAAAATAGCTCCCGAAGGAGCTATTTGGCACTGGTTACAGAGTGCTAACTGCGACGAATTTTATCCGTTTAATCTCTTGTTTAGTGCCAACATTTGTGATACGGACTCATCCAGTCTGCCATCTTTTTCTTTTTTACTTAATTTTTCAGTTTCTCTACGAGCTTTGTCACTTAGATTGGTAACCTTACCACGACCGTCTTTTTTAGCAGTAGATTTTGTCCACTCGCCTTCATCTTTCCAACTGGTAACTTCGCCCTTATCGTTGCGAGTTTCTGTGCGTTCTTCTTTGATTGATTGGTACATTTGTGATAAGCGACTTACTAATTCTTCGCTAACATTAGCCGGAGCACGTAGGGTATTACTACCCGGCACACGCTGTAGTGGGCTGGATTTGCCTTTGCTGTTCATGTCGTCGCCGCTGAATGTAACAGCATCGATGCCATGTGTGTGATGGCCGCTGGCACCATCTACACTGTTACCCCATGACTCCTCTTCATCGCCGACTGTTTCGCCAACTTCGTATTCATGTGTCATTGGGCTTTCTTCACCATCAGTTTCTTCATGCGCCAGTTGCGTAACAATATCGCCCATGATAGGTTCTTCAGGCTGGTCGCCTGGCTCACCAAACAATTGACTTACATCGTGTTGATGCGGGTCTTGATTTTCGCTATCTTCGATATTACGTAAAATTTTCATCAAGTCACTGATGCCCCCGGCGCCGCTGCCGTTCATGCTGACATTCATAGTAACATTGTCCTGTTGCTTGGGAGAACCTCCCATTGCTCCGCCAATTGCTATTGGCATACCACACTCTGTGTCAGCGGGTACGTTATCGTGGGTTGGCGCCATGGGAGGCATTGCGTTCTCGTCAATGCTCTTTAATTTTGTCATTAAGTCTAGTAAATTCATTTTGTTATCCCTTTGAATGGATTTGGAATTTTATTCTGTGTTGTGCCAATGGCACTCTTTGTGCCAGGCTGTATTGCCACAGATTTTTTGTATTCAGACGCCATTCCAGGTTGGCTGTTGGCTAAAATATCATCATTAACACCTTTGTATTGAGTCAATATTTTTGGTGTTTTAGCCAAATCTTTCAATAGATCATACTTGTGTTTTTCGTTAACTAAGTGGCCGTTGTCACTGGGTTCTTGCATTGTGCCGCCCAATGCTTTGCCGGTACGTTCATCAAATTCGTGGTTTAGTTCGTTTTCTAATTCTTCTGCAAGGCTACTAATTTTAATATGATTATGTGTCACAGCTAGTCCCGACGCAATGCGATCTCGGATTTGCAATGCTGTAGCTGGATAACTTGTAGAGATATCGTACACAGTCATTTGCGTATTTCTGTGCTCAGGAAAATCTGTTTGACGTTCGCTGATTGGCGTTGCGCGGCCACTACTTACGGTGGTAACATGAAACTCTGCCAATGCGGCTTTGATTTGCGCCACTGCATCTTTGGCATGGTCTCCAGCAATTTTTACCTTGAATTCGTAAACTCGCTTGCTTTCTGTCAAGTATTCTTTAAATGATTTCATATGTGATCCCAGTATTGTATTTATTTCATTTGCTTGAGTTTTTCTAGCAAACTGTTTCGATCAGACACAATGAAGCCGTCACCGGGTATACTGACACTGTCATCCACTCCCAGTGCATCCTGATCTAGCTTTTGTTTCTTTAATTGAAGATCTATCATTTTCAGTTTTTTGTCCAGTTTGGCAGTTTTGGCAGTGATGGCATGCCCCAGCATACCAGCCGCAACTTCAAACAATCTGCCACTGTATCTGGCCTCAACATTCATGCCTAGATCCATGATGTCGTCGTATGCATCCACAGCTTTCTTTGCCAGTTCATCCAGTTCAGAATCGCCCAAATCTCCCAATCCTTTGACTGGGGGCAGTGCCGCGGAGATTTTATCATACTCAGTCATGTCACGCAGGAAAGGTGCCGCAACTTCTGCTTTGGCCTGTTTCTTTTCTTCTTCCTTGACAATTTTCTTGCTTTCAGGTAAGTTCAATAGTTCTTCAAGTTTTTTGGTCATAACATTACTTATGCTTACAGCCGGCCGAATATATCATTTTCGTTAAGAATACGAAATTTTATGCCCTGCTGGCGACACCACAACGTGGCAGCGGCCCATTTGGATTGATTCTTTACATACTGTGCTTGATTGTATTTGTTCTTGCCCACACGCTCTAGAATAGTCTGGCTGGCAGGTTTGATTTCAATCAGTTCAGTAAGAATATGACTGTTTTTATCAGCATATTGAATGAAGAAATCAGGTACATATACTGTTTGTCTATTGGTAAGTGGATCTCTGTAGGGTATTTGTATAGCTTCACTGGCCCACTTTAGCACATTGTCGTTGTTGTCACAAAAGTTCATGAAACTCCACTCCCAACTGCTACGATATGTGGGACTTTTGGTTCCCACATATTTGTGAGGGTGTTTCATTGCGAACTTGCCGCGAGCAAATTTAGCCATTTTACACCAAAATGTTACGACTTTCGTATGTGTCAGTTACTACTTTGATTCTATAACCTAGCAAGCTGGTCTTTTCTCTGCTGTTGTTTAAAACCTGTGCAACTACTTGACTAAGTTGAACATCAGTGAGATTTTTTAAAGTGTCTAGCAGTTTGAACACGCTGACATTTTCTACTCTGGCCTGTGTTAGCATTATGATAGCTGTGCTTCTTGCACTGTTTTGATCAAACCCGCGTTTTAGAAAAAATCCCACAGTGGTGTCTATTTCTGCCGCCGGAAAACTCAAAGCAGTCTTGTAGTAGTTGTCAAAGAATGTTTTAACATCAGTGGCTCCAGAAACTGTGGTAGGTAAATTTATACTCATCTTATCGTCCCAACGTTATCGATTTGGCTATGGTTGTGTTGTTTCCAGCACTGGATGCTTGAGGAAATACAATACCTGGCACACCACCAATAGTTTGTAATGGAGCTGTGGTGCTGATACCAGCAGTTCCTATTGGTGCCAATGTGCTTTGTGTATTCTGATAAGCATTGATACTGTTGATTGTGTTGTTAAGAAAACTAGGAGCCGAGGCCTGTATGTCTAGTGCTTGTACAAAACTTGGATTAATCGTAGTCGAGTCGGGCACACCACGTAATGGACTTGGTGTTATGTCATAATGATCTAGACCAAATCCTTCAGGAGCGCCAGGTTCGACGGTACCGGAATCATAAGTCACTGCTTCGTATGCAAGAGTCATACCGAACTCATGTGTTTTGGTAGAGTCCCAAGCCAGTTTATTACCATCCCAACTTTTAATGATAGGGTTGATCAATTTAGCACTGACCCATTCGTGTCGGGCCATTTGATAAATTGTGATATAGTTAAAAAACGGAGCGGTACTGCTATTATCTAGGCCAAAAGGAGTTTTAATATAATCACTGTTTTGCGTAGCAGTTCTGCCGTAGGCACCTGTGGCTTTTGCACTGGTACTGTCTGCATAATAATAACTGTAATAATTTTGCCACAGCTGGTTCATCAGACCCATGTTGTCATCGTAACAAGTCAGTATGACGTCTCCCATCAAATGATGATATTGTATTTGTTTTTTTCTGTTGTACTGATTTACAATATCCGCTTTAATTTCAAATTTTGGAAGTGTCACGCCTTTCACTAACATATTAATTTCAGTGCCATAGCGAGTAACAATATTGGCATTTTGCAATGCAGATTTGTTAATATTAAAGGCCACATGGTATTGAAAATCAAACTTTGGAGCCAGTCTAAACTGCTGGTCTGAGAACATGCGGGCGGCATGTTGCCAGTCCCTAAGATTGACCTTGGGGTCTGCATGTAAATTGGGATTTGATGTAAAGC